GTCGCAACTGCTGTATTTTGTAAAAAAGCCTCCCATGGAGATATGGTTATACTGGTCGGAGTACCAACCGGAAAAGTATAACGATTAATGCGCACTGGTCTAGATAAAAAATTAGCTATTGAAGTAACATCAGGTGAAATAGTATATTGCGTACCCTCCATCATAGTGTTAACTTGAGAAGCAAAACCCGGTTCAGCGTTATCTGTAGTTAACACTTGTGCATCCATACGCTCATTATTGTCTTCTACAATTTCTCGGCTTGATTGACATATCATGTTATTCATGGACAATAACGTGCCCTCTAACTCTCTAGTGGTTAGATAACTGTGCATGATAGACTTCGTGTTGCACTGACACCTCATATTTGTAGGATTATATTTGAAGCTAGACGTATGTCCTGTTCTCTTTTTAATATGCTTCAATATAAAAAGAGTGTCACTGGGTCGATCGACAATATCGGTGGACAATCCTCCACGAGAAGATTCTTTTAAACTCTGTATCTCATAATGGGGCGAATCTAACTCCCCATTACAATCTTGATCAAGACAAAAACGTCTACGCATTGCATTCAAATGCTGCTGATAATCGTGGTAAGGTCCGACTAAATTTTGCAAGCCGTGATATAATACCACATCGTAAAGTTGTAAAGCCACTTCATCATAAACTGCACAACCATGGCACCAAATTTCATCAAAAGCATTACGTAAAATATCAGCTATAAGGTGCCTAGGGCCCATATCACATCCCTTAGATAGCACTTGAAAATGTAAGCCTTTTGCTATTGAGGACAATGCTAATGGCGCAACAACTAAACCTAAGCCATCACAATATTGAAATCGTCTTTTCAAAAAGTCTACCTCCTCTATACTTATAAATGGCACAGATTCAGCTTCCTTATCTGCCATAGTATATTCAATACCAAACTTTCGTAGCTCCTGTGAACAAGTCGTATGATTAAATAAATGCTCATCGCTATGAACTTCAGCCACATTATCATCTCCATAAACTATTATATTTACAGATTGAGCAAACGGGCGGGGTGGCATAGCGTTGTACATACTATAATATGCACATCTAATATACAACAGATTGGCAAAATTATTTAAAATGACCGTAAGACTGTTACCTGAGCAATGAGAATTAAATACTTTAATCATCAGCGTATCGAATTCTAAAAGCGGGTAAATTAAATCTGTTTGTATTCCCTGCATAATGTACAAATCTTGCTCGCTATAATTGCCACTCAAACGTGCGATCAACAAAACACAAGAAAATGCGGCCATTAACACTTCAGACGGCATATTCTTATCAAAAGCCTTATAATCGCCAGCTATATACTTACCAGAATTAAATCTGTGAAGATAATTATAAATGTCTTGCCAATCAGTACTATGAACATTGGCACCTACAGCCGTATTAAAACTCAACCTGTGACGCATTATAAAAGCACTAACGGATAATGTGTACTTACGCATCAAATATACATACCAAAAGGGAGCGGCTTCAAATAAACGGCGCTTATCTTTGTTGATTTTAACTGGCTCATCCTTAAGTGTTGTCCTAAATATCGGATAATTCCGCAAACCTCTCCGATAAATATCCTCTCGATCATTAATATCATCCATTATTTTATCCGGTATATCCAACGGACGAGTAATGCCCTTGACTACACGAATACTCTCTTTTAAGATAGTTTTCTTCGGCTTGTTCAGTGGAAATCCAAGAGAGGTGGACAAATTTAAACTATCTATACCATAAACACCGTCTATGCCAGCCAACACTGCGTCATGGAATAAAACCTTAACATTAGTCATATCTAAAGGCCGAACCACATCTTTTATATGCTTATGCAAATCTTTAATAGACAGTTCAAGAATATGAGGTGGCACACAAACTTCCCCTCGCAGTCGCAAATTCAAATCTTTGTGCCAATGATGTTTTAAATTCCTATTGTCTGGAATTGTGTGATTACACTGCAAACTATTTATCAACTGCACCTGTTCTGATATAAAAGTGCGTTGCACAGATGTATAAGGTCTAGCTCGACCAATGCCATGTGACCCATAAATTTCCGCTGAGGGTCTTACCTGATTATCCTCATCCGGAGAATAAGGCATATAATGTATAGGACTTTTGGGGTGGATGTAAGATTCAATTTCTAAGTCTATATCATATTGCTTAACATCCAATGTACCGGAACTATGGACAACAAATCCCTTAGTAATAAAATACTTACAAGCATCCTCAAGTTCTTTGGAAATAAGTGTAACAAAGAAACCATCATGTGATCCTTCACATCCAGCGCTATGAAAACCTACTATCTCAGATGAATTGGTAGAAGTGTAAAGAACTCCCATACACATACCTGGCTTAGTATGAACAAAGCACCTGTACCCACAGCCATACTGCATAATATCGACAGCGTCTTCATTAGTACTAGACTTAACCACATTATGACATTCGGAAGTGACAGTACGAACATCTCCCGTAACGATCCATTCTGTTGGCTTGGTAACATCAAGAAAAGTCATATTATAGCAATAATCCTTTCTAACCTTCCTGTGTGTTGCTATAAAACTCATAAGATCAGGCTGATCGCCAGCACAACGTATTTGAACCACACATAAATCCTGGTGTGGCAAATAATATCTGTCGGCGGGTGTTAAAACACAGCTGAAACGTGGTATAATCTCAGTATCATTACGTGTTTTAGCTAACTCAATCTTATAGTCCTGCGTAACAACGTAAAACATATGGCGAGGTACTAGCCACAAGTTACCTTTCAATGGAAATGCATTACATATGTTCCCACTATTGCTATCATTAGGATTCACAACTCGCATAAAATATAATGATTTCGCTATTTTATGATGTAATTGTAGCGGTGTTATACCGACACTAGCTGGAGCAACAGGCGTATCGACAGTAATAGGTTTCATCCAAACATTAGTTCTTCCATCATATTTAAAACCATTTGGAACATTACTAGAAGATTGAATAGATTGAGCATGTGAGGCAGCAAAATAATCAG